TGAGCCATTACACCGGCAAGCGTGACGCCGTGTCCACCGATTTCTTCGTGGACGACATTGCCAAGCGGATTACGGGCCGTGTCCAGGTCACAAGCGACGGCTGGAACCCTTACCCGGACACGTTGCGCCGATACCTGATTGACCGTCTGGACTACGCCGTAATGCAAAAGAACTATGGCCCGGACTTCAACAATCCCAAAGACCCAAACCGGCGATATGCGCCAGCGGTTTGCACCGGATACGTTATCAAAATCAAAGCCGGGCATCCACGCCGGGACAGAATTTGCACGTCGCACGTTGAACGAGTGAACCTGAGTGTGCGCCACTTCAACCGGAGATTCACGCGGTTGACGCTTGGCTGGTCGCGCAAGCTCGAAAACCACAAGCACGCAATCGCGCTGTTCGTGGCCGCGTACAACTTTTGCAAGGTTCACAACACGCTAGGTTGCACTCCGGCAGTGGGCGCAAAGCTGACAGATCACACTTGGACGATTGACGAATTGATTAAAGAAGCAACGGCGATAACCGATTGAGGCTCTGAGTTTATCGACTATGAAAACAGACCCGGATGGAGAATCCAACCAAGACCAAAATGCTAAAGACTCGGTTTGGTTGCTTAGGTGTGCGGCAGACGCGCGAGTAAGTGCTGAACTTCAGGTAATTCGAGAAGTGCTTTGCACCATTTTGGCCAAAGACCCTTCCATACTCCAAGGAAAATCGCCAGTTGAATACTTGGAGTCAAAGATTCAGGAGAGATTGAATTTAACTTTGGCTGGCACTGCCGACTTTTCACCCGCTGCGGCTTCTTTGCTGGCGAAACTAATGCTTGACCAAAAGAAACCGCCGACGATTGAGTGATTTTTGGTTGCTTTTTCACGCCCAAACCTCGCACGTCTGTCAAGTGGCACGTTCCACGCATTCCGCGTGCCACCGTTTTCAGGCCAGATGCAAAGCCGTAGTACACGACCGATAATACTGACATAATTTTATGTTCACTTTCTTTCAAGTCGTGTTTGGTTGCGATTCCAGAATGGGACTTGAACCAATCCAAAACGGCTTCTAAAACATTGAAGTTCGATGGCACGCACGCAAAATAACCGCCGAAGCAAAATCGGTCAAGTGGGGTGTTACCCTTACAATAATATCTTGACACAATCATGGCGATGTGGTGAAGTGGTGCGAATGAAATCAAAACCGCGTGGCTCGAACAGGCTAAGAGCGTTATCGCCCAAGGCCGGTCTCTCACAGGCTTCTCAAGAGGCAGAGCTTGGGTTAGCTCCAGTGAGCTTGTTAGGCGTCATGTCCCATGTCTTTGGGGTCTCCGTTGAAAAGGTGACGAACTCAAACGATGCCCGCAAGGCTCTCGTGAACGCAGCCAACGACCTGCTCGGTCGGGAGGTAATGGCCGTCATGCTCCGCGCTGCGGGACTGACATATCGTGCAAGCGGGGAAGTGATGGGATGCACACCGGAGAGGGTGCGCCAAATCGAAGCCAAGGCGCTTCGCAAGCTGCGGCATCCGAAACGAATCGTGTTCATGCAAGAATACGTGCGCGATGACGCTTAACACGGAGCTAAAACACGGCGAGGACAAATGACTTTGAACGTAAAACCAGTGCTGGAAACAACGCCAACCGTCGAGCGCATGACGCACTCGCCGTTGTTTTCAGCGATTTGTTAGGATGCTTATGGACTTATGCCACTGTGCTGAACCTGCGCCGACGCCTCACGACAACCAAGGCAACCTGCTATGATTGAACTGCCAGCGATACCGAGCATTGGCTCCGGCGACTGGTTAGGTGTCATAACCATCGAAGTGCCTCATTGCGACAAATGGGAAGAAACTTTCGATGGAAAATGTGACATCTGCCGCGCTCCAAAGACAATAAACGAAGTGACTCCCGGCGTGCAATTCGGATGGCGGGTGGGATATGTATGTGCATCGTGCTCATCACGCAAGACACCTAACGAATCAAGCTCTGCCACGAGTGGTGGGCAGGGCGTAACCAATGCAACCAAACCGTAAAATTAACGCGATGCCTCCAACTGGAAGGGACACCACTCGTTGTGCAGCAGCGCGTTGTTAGGAGACGACTATATGCCCGAACTAACTGGACTCCCCGGCGTGAAAAGAAAAACCGTGCCGTGCAAAATGGTGAGAAGCATCACCGCCGCACTGACCGTAACGCGCAAGATGGCGACAACGGCGGCAAACGACAACGGCTCAATCAGCGTGTGGATAAATGATGCCGGAAGCTACCGCGCCGACTTCTGCCGCTATTTATGCACCAAAGGCAGCATCGAAACTAAAAGTAAAACGGCGCTGCGTGAATGGCTGCGTGAATGGTGGTCTAAAATGCAAGTCTCCTAACAAGTGATATACGAACACCCATCACGATAGCGCCTTCAACTCACTCGCGGCGAATGACCGCTTGTGTTTTTCGAGTTCGCGTTCAAGCCAGTCCTCGTCTTGAATCATTTTCGCGGCGTCTTCCTTGAGGGTTTCGATCTGGAACCCGAGCCGTCGAGCGCCTTCAACGGCGATCACCAGAGAGTCATAAAAGTCCGGGCTTCTGCCGGTTCTTTCCTTCATCTCAGCCTTCGTCTCAACCTCGATGCGAGGCGGGCTGCCCTTGGTGTAGCGCCACTGGCGTTTCCAGCCTTCCTCAGCCACTTCACGCGGCAGATTGCGCAACTGTTTTCCGAGAATCAGGTAGCGCGTTGAGAACCAAAGCTCGGTGACGAATTTCGAGTAGTGTTCATCGCAGCGTTTGAGCCTCCGGGTGTCGGTGTCGCCGTCCCACACGAATTCATCGAGTGACACCGGGCGTTTGGTGGCGGGACCGCCGAAATCCACGACGTTTACCTCAGGACTCCAGATGCGGGCGAAGCTGACGGCCAGCGTTGAGCGTCCATCGAAGAAGAAACTCTTTGGACTGATGGCAAATCCATTGCACCAGTTCATGCAAAACCGGGCGATCTGGTCTTCGGGGATTTCGAGAGTTTTTTTCGCGGACACCGGGACGATCACAGGCGGGTAGCATTCGATCACAGACGCCCCCTCAACGTCTTTTCCGAAGCGAATCCTCATCAGCACGCAGCGGTCGCCTCCAACGCCGCCATATGCCGCGTCCAGGCTCACGACATCGGTGGTTTCGGAGCCTTCCCACACCACGTCTTCGTACGCGCCGCCCTGCTCGCACAACTGGCGGGTGATGACTTTGAGTTTTTCGGCTCCGGGCCGGGGTTTGCCAACGCACTGCATCCAGTAGAGCGGGGAATCCTCGCCTTCCTTGGCGGCGACGGCCTTCAATTTCTTTCGGCCAATCAGGTATTTGTAGTGCGTCGGCTCGCTCTCGGGAAAATCGAAGTTTGGAGAGTCCCGGCCATCAAAAGCGATGACGTGAGCGCCGTAGAATTTCGACTTCCATTCCTGCGTCTTGCCGCTGTCAGTCCAATTTTCCCAACCGTCGATGGGTTCGGCTGCCATGCAAATCGGGTCTTCCAAGTCAGTGGGATTTCCCTGCATGATGCCCTGGAAATTCTCCTTGCCGTACCAGTTCGCGTACGCATCAAGCATCGTGTTGTGCATGAACTGCATTTCATCTCCGCAATGGCCAAGCCTGCCGCCGTTGGTGGGTTTGATTCCCACAAGAGGCCCGAGGCCGCGCCACTCGCCGCCCTTGAGGCAGGGAACGAAGATGATTCCGCGTGTGAGCAAACGGCCCTCGCTGCCGTCCTCGCTGATTTCATCCGAACTGATGCACGTCTTTGACTCCAGAACGACTCCGGGCAGCCACGGATACCGGGCGCGGGCGCGGTTGAACAGGCTCTTGAGTGTGCCCCAAATCCGAAGTTCCGCGCCGCGCAATTCCGTCGAGGACACAATCCAAAGGGTGTTCTCTGAGTGCGCCCACCAGTCGCACAGAATCCATCGCGCGGAAGAATATGTTTTATTCGAGTCGCCCGAGCCTATCATCACCAGAATATCGTTCTCTGTCTTGCGTCTCAGGAACAGGTCGCTCCATCGGTGGTGATCGTCCTCGGGCCAGAGCAGGCTGAACATCCTCCGCATGTGGTGATACAGCCCCTCACCGTAGCGTTTTCCGCTCTTGCCTGAGATGTGTCCCCCGGCTCGGACGAACTCCATTTCTAT